TTTAGTTACTAGGTTTGAGGGGTTAATAAATTTAGTTCCTAGTCTTGGAAAAGCAATAACACAATTATTTAAAGGTAATTTTTCTGAAGCAGGTAAGATAGCTGCAGATGCAGTTGGAAAAGTAACACTAGGAGTTGAAAGTGTAACAGATACAATAAATAGTGCTACCGAAGCAGTAAAAGAATTTACAGCAGAACAAATAAAAGAAGGTAAGGCAGCAGCAGAAGTTGCTGATATGAGAGCCAAAGCTGATAAAATAGAAAGAAATTTAATTGTTGATAGAAGTAAGTTAGAATCTGAAATAGCATTATTAAGATTAAAATCAAGAGAAGAAGAAAAATTTAGTGCTGCTGAAAGAAAACAAGCCTTACTAGATGCTCAAATATTAGAAGACCAATTATTAGATAAAGAAACAGAGTTTTTAGAATTAAGGCGTGATGCACAAGTTTTAGAAAATACTTTTAGTAGAACTAATAAAGAAAATCTATCTAAAGAAGCTGAAGCCATAGCAGCAGTTAATAGACAACAAGCAGCTAGAGCAAATACAGCAAGACAATTACAAAGGGAAGTAAATACAATTAGCAAACAAATAACAGCAGAAGAAAAAGCACAAGCAACTGAATTAGCTAATTTTAAAAAATCATTAAGAGATGCAGAAGCAGTTTCAGAACAAGACAAAAGAGACCTTGAATTAATAAAAATACAGGAACATTATGATGCTTTAATAGCGCAAGCTGAAGAAAATAATGTAAATACAGATGCGCTAAAAGATGCTAGAGATTTAGTTTTAAAAGAGAAACAAGATGCATTTGACTTACAAGATAAAGAACGAAAAGATAAAATAGCAGCAGAAGATACTGCAAGAAAACAAGCAGTAACAGACAAAGAAGCTGAATTAGAAAAAGCTAAACAAGAAAGAAGACAGGCTACATACGACAATGCTATTGCTCTTGCAGGAGAAGAAACTAAATTAGGTAAAGCATTGTTACTAGCTAAACAATTTTTACTTGCAAAAAGTTTTATAATGGATGCAAAGGCACAAATATTAGCAGCAAAAAATGCTACAACTAAAGCAGTAGTTACAGGTGCAGAAGCGAGTACAGAGGTTGCAGGTTCAGTTGCAAAAGCAGCAAACACAGCACCACCACCATTTAATATTCCTTTTATATTAACTGCAATCGCCACAGGCGCAAGTATTATAAGTGCAGTAAAGGCAGCAGTAGGTTCTACAAAAAAAGCAGCAGCAGTAGCAGGTGGCTCAAGTGGTGGTGGCACAATACCATCTCCATCTTCAGTAACACCTTCAGCAGCACCACCTGCATTTAATATAGTTGGAGCAAGTGGTACAAATCAATTAGCAGATGTTATAGGGGGTCAAACTCAAGCACCTGTACAAGCCTTTGTAGTAGCTAGTGAAGTTACATCAGCACAAGCATTAGAAAGAAACACTATTGAGGGTGCAACGATAGGATAAATACAAATTTAAATTTTTAATACGTTATATAATTATGAAAATAATAGAACTAATTTTAGATGAAGAACAAGAAGAAAGTGGCATAGATGCTATTTCTATTGTTGAAAGTCCAGCTATTGAATCTGATTTTGTTGCTTTAAATTCACAAGAAATTAAATTAGCAGAACTAGATAAAGAAAAAAAAATATTATTAGGTGCTTTATTGATACCTAATAAACCAATTTACAGAAATGGAAACGAAGGGGATTATTATATATTCTTTTCAAAAGATACTATAATGAAAGCATCTCAGATGTATTTAAAAAATGGTTATCAAAATAATTCAACACTAGAACACAAAGAAGCGTTGAATGGATTAACACTTGTTGAAAGTTGGATAGTAGAAGACAAAGTACACGACAAGTCAAGAAAATATGGACTAGATGTTCCTGTAGGTACTTGGATGGGAGCAGTAAAAGTAAATAATGAAGATATTTGGCAAGAATACGTTAAAACTAATAAAGTTAAGGGTTTTTCTATTGAGGGTTACTTTGCAGATAAAATGGAAAGACCTAAAGAATCAATCAAAGAAGATATGTCAGAGGATGATAAACTACTTAATGAAATAAAAAACATACTGACAAATGAAACGGAATAATAATAGACCATATATACCTAGTAGAACAAGTCCTAAGGGAAGTTCTAGAGCGTGTTTATGTTGGGATACTAATAAATATTCTATTGATTGTTGTGATGGCTCAATACACGCACAAGGCATCGGAGTAATCACAAGAATAACTTGAAAATGCAAAATTAAATCAAATAATCGTTATATAAATAATATGAAATCAACTGAAATGTTAAACCAAATTAAAACACTTCTAAACATCGAGGTAAAACTTGAGGAAATGAAGTTAGAAAATGGCACTATCGTAAGTGCAGAATCATTTGAAAAAGGTAAAGAAATTTTTATCGTAACAGATGATGAAAAAGTAGCAATGCCTGTTGGCGAATATATGCTAGAAGATTCAAGGCTAGTAGTTGTAGAAGAAGAAGGAATTATCGGAGATGTTAGAGAAGTATCTGATGAAGTTCCACAGAAAGAAGGAGAAGATGGAGAAGAAATTACTTCAGATTTAAAAGAAGATGACTACGAAGAAGATAAAAAAGATGAAGAAAAAATGGCTGATGTTGGAGATTGGGAAGGAATGGAAAAAAGAATCCAAAACCTAGAAGATGCTATCGCTGATTTAAAATCAGATAAAGAAAGTAAAATGGAAGAAGAAGAAATGAGTTCTGATTCACAACCATTAAAATCAAGAACAGTAAAAGAAGAATTTTCTGAAGAAGTAAAAAAAGAAGAATTATCTGAAGCTGCTGTTAAGCCAATAAAACATAATCCAGAATCAGTTAGTAAAACAAAAAAGGTTGAATTTGCAAAAGGTAAGTTTAACACGACACTAGATAGAGTATTAAATAAATTAAATAAATAATAAAAAAAATGAGTAATCTAAAAAATGTAAATTTAGCAACTGCTGTAAATATCACTTCTACGTATGCAGGTGAGTTCGCAGGAGAATATATTGCTGCAGCACTTCTTTCAGCATCTACAATTGATGATGGAGGATTAACAGTAAAAGCAAATATCGCTTACAAAGAAGTAATTAAAAAATTAGCAACAGCAGCTTTAGTTAGTCCTGCTAGTTGTGATTTCACACCTAATTCATCTGTAACACTTACAGAAAGAATTATCCAACCAGTTGAGTTACAAGTAAACTTAGAATTATGTAAGTATGACTTCGTAAACGATTGGGAAGCACAACAAATGGGGTATGGATTAAATCAATCTTTACCACCAAAATTCTCTGACTTTATGATTGCTCACGTAGCAGCAGAAGTAGCACAAAATACAGAATTATGTATTTGGCAAGGAGACACTGCAGCAGGAGCAAACAATTCATTTGATGGGTTTGAAAAATTAATTGCAGCAGCAGCAGGAGCAGGAGATATTCCAGCAGGACAACAAATTGCAAAAGCAGCAATAACACCAGCAAACGTAATTGATGAATTATCTAAAGTTGTAGATGCTATACCATCTTCACTATACGGAAAAGAAGATTTATTCATTTACATCCCTTCTGCAATAGCTAAGGCTTATGTTCAAGCATTAGGAGGATTTGCAGCTAACGGATTAGGAGCAAATGGTGTAAATGCACAAGGCACACAATGGTGGAACAATGGTTCACTAAGTGTAAATGGTGTTAAAATCTTTGTTTGTCCGGGAATGAGTAGTGATGTAATGTATGCAGCACAAAGAAGTAACTTATACTTTGGAACAGGAATCTTAAATGACACTAACGTAGTGAAAGTTTTAGATATGGCTGACTTAGATGCTTCAAACAATGTTAGAATGGTAATGAGATTTACTTCTGCAGTACAATTTGGTATTGCTTCTGACATCGTAGAATACGCATAATAATTAACTAACTGAATTAAGGCAGGTAGAATAATCTGCTTGCCTTTTTTTTTAAAATAAATATAAATACTATGGCTTGTACACTAAACACAGGTAGAAAAGTACCTTGTAAAAGTGCCTTTGGGGGAATAAAAACTGTTTACTTTGCTGATTATGGAACTATTGCATCAATTGCAGTAGATTCAACAACAAAAGAAGCAACAATCACAAATGGTTCGCCTGCTCCAACTTGGTACGAATACGATGTAAAAGGTAATTCATCTTTAGAAACAACTGTAACAAGTTCTAGAGAAAATGGTACTACTTTTTATACTCAAACTTTAAACTTAACATTAACTTATTTAGATGCTAAAACTCAAGCAGAACTACAAGTTCTTGCAGTAGCTAGACCTTACATCGTTGTAGAGGACTACTATGGTAATAGCTTCCTTTGTGGTTTTGAAAATGGAATGGATTGCACAGGTGGTACAGTTGTTACTGGTGCTGCTGCAGGAGATTTAAGTGGTTTCACATTAACTTTTGAAGGGTTAGAAGAAACTGCACCTTATTTCTTAGATAACGCAGTTACTCCAGATGCAACACAAATAGACCCAACTGCATAATAATAGTTTTTTTTAATTGAAAATCAAGCACTCTTAATAGGGTGCTTTTTTTTTGCTCAAATGATTGTACAAATTCCTTATATTATTACGTTATATAAGTAATGATTATATTAACTACATCAGCAACTGCCCAAGCATTATCCGTAATCCCTAGAGAATACACCGATGCTTTTAGTGTATCTATCACAGATGATAGCACTAACGTAACAAAATACTATGATATAACATCAGCAGTAACTTCAGGCAATTATTTAAACTTTAATTTAACATTTAATCCTATCTTAGTAGAAAATCATTTTTATGATTTAAGATTATATATAGATTACAATTATTGGAATACAAATTATAGTTTTTGGAATTTATATGACCAAATTTGGAACTTAGATTCTGAACAAATAGATGACATCTATAAAGATAGAATATTCTGTACAGACCAAGATGTAGACCAATTAAATAAAAACGACCATTATGAATTAAATAAAGGTCAATACCTAACTTAT